GTCCATCAAATCAAAATAAATTATTACATTTGATTTTCATAATTGAGTTTGGTTAGTTGATGAAGGGTTGAGGTAACTCGCCCTTTGTTTTAACGTACTGATCAAGAAAAGAAACATGGAAGCAGGACGACCTACCGAAACTACGCAAGAATTACCTAAAGGATGGGACTCGGAAATTTTAGAGCTGTATAGCGAAGGGGCTTCTGATGTTGAAATAAAAGCCTTAATTTATTCTTGGCGAGGCAGTTTTTCCAATGGCTTATGGGATAGATGGATTAAAGAAGATGATGAATTTTCGAAAACTATTAATAAAGGTAGGGAATTATCAAGGGGTAAGACAAAAGCGTTATCTCAAAAGCAAATAAAAAAAAACACTGCAAGAAGAAAAGTAAGAAATCATAAAAAAGAATATTATCAAAATAGAATAGCTTGTTCTCAAAGAAGTCTATTGAGTTTCCATGTTAGAAAGCACGGGAAAACAAAAAGTAGAAAAACTTTTGATTTATTTGGTTACAGTCCAATAGACTTAATAAAAAATATATCTAGTAAATTAAAAGAAGGAATGACTTTAGATAATTATGGGAAATGGCATATTGACCATATAAAACCGTTGTCTTTGTTTAATTTGACTGATGAATGTCAAATAAAAGCTGCATGGAGTTTCTCTAATTTAGAACCTTTATGGGCTATTGATAATATTCGTAAAGGAAATAAATATGAGACCGACAAAATATAATGCAGATTTTGCCGATACTGTTGTGACCCTAATGAAGGAGGGTGCATCTATTGTTGAAATATGTTTAGAATTAAATATTTGTAAGCAAACTTTTTATAATTGGTGTAAGGAACATGAGGAGTTTTTAGACTCCAAAAAAAAGGGTGTTGATTTCTCTGAGGGGTGGTGGATGAAGAAGGGTCGTTTAAACCTAGAAAACAAAGACTTTTCATACACGGGTTGGTACATGAACATGAAGAACCGATTTGGCTGGGCTGACAAAACCGAAAACACTACTCACGTATCAATTGAACCGAATCCGGATGCTTTCTTTGACAAGTTATTGGGCGAAAAATAATGCCGTATTCGGATAAGCAGAAACAAACAATTCAATTGCTTCAAAGGAATAAAGAAGTAACTGATGTTTTTTATGGTGGTGGCGCTGGGTCGGGAAAAACTTTCTTAGGTTGTGATTGGCAAATTTCAAGGCGGCTGCTTTATCCGGGCACTCGTGGCTTTATGGGCAGGAATACCTTTAGCGATTTTAAAGTAACAACACTCAAGACGTTTATTGAGGTTTGGAATACTAGATGGCAAAATAACCCATTTGGAACTAAAATAAATATAAACCTTCACGAAAAGCAAGTAACCTTCAGCAACGGAAGTGAGATTCTAATAAAGGATTTATCCTATAATTCAAGCGATCCCGAATTTAACACGCTTGGAGGGATGGAATTAACTGATGCTTTTATTGATGAAGTTCCTGAGATAACACAAAAGGCAAAGGACATTGTTCGTTCAAGGATTCGTTACAAATTAATCAATCGAAAGCCGTGTTTGTTAATGACGGGCAACCCGACCAATAATTGGGTAAAAGCTGAATTTGTAGAAGATAAAAACGGTGTGCCTGTTATTTTGCCAAATTATAAAGCATTTGTGCCCGCATTGTTAAAAGATAATCCCAACCCTGAATTTGTTGAAGATTACCAAAAGCAACTGATGAATCAATCGGTTTACGATAGGGAAAGACTTTTATTTGGCAATTGGTCAGCCGTTGAAACAGTCGATAACCCTTTCATGTATGCTTGGGATGATAAGTACATTACCACCGCATTAGGGGACGACGGTGCAATCAATACTAACTTGCCTTACATTGTTTCGATTGACTTTAACCTAAACCCTTTTTGCGGAATTATTGCCCAAATTAATGGGAAAGAACTTCATGTGTTGGATGAATTTGCAATTGATAACGGTTCGATAACTAAGTTAGTTCAACATCTGGAATACTTTGGAAATAGGCACTTGATGCGAATAACAGGCGATGCGATGGGCAACCAAAGAAGCATTGAGCAAGCAGACCATTCAAGCCTTTACATTCAAATCAAGAAAGGTTTGCAACTTCGGGATGCTGCCTTTTTTATTACATCGAATCCAAGACATGAGAACTCGCGAGCCGACTGTAACAAGTTAATTCACTCAGGGCTTATAAAGATTCATCCTAGATGCAAAGGGCTGTTAAACGACATGAGGCAAGTAGAAGCAGACGCGCACGGCAAGATTATCAAATCAAATAGAAACAAAATGAATCAAAGAGCAGATCACTTGGATGCACTTCGCTATATTTGTCACAACTTTATGCGTAAATTCTTATGAGCGTTTGTTCTACGTGCTTCCAATCCGATGATGTTCCCACTTGCACAAGTGAGTTGCAATTTGGCGTAATTGTAACACTTGATGCTGTTGTTGATGTTTTTGTTAAGAACCTCGCAACGGATCGAATTGATAAATACGACGGCACTGTTGATGCATTTGGAATTGTAACGGTTGAGGCTGTTAAGTTAGTTCCGAACCTTACCTTTGAACTTTGGGCAAGTGATAGCCAAATCAACGAAAGGTTGACCATCACCAATAACTTACTGCCTTATAAGTGCATCGAATTTAAAGCCGTTAAGGTTGGAGGTAATGCCGTGTTTGATTTATTTGATTTAATGATACTCGAATGAAACAATTAAAGCACATCATACATGGTTGGTGGTTGTTCTTAACGGACGATAAAAAAACATATCAATTGAGTAAAAAAAGAATGGAAATTTGCACTCCATGTGACCAAAGAAAAAAGCAATTTTGTGGCGACTGCGGATGCTTCTTGCCAGCTAAAACTAGAATCGAAGAAGAGGTATGCCCTATTTCAAAATGGTAAAATTCAGAGCAATCAAGCAAGCATTGTTTCCTAATAAACATTTGCTTCCATACTTTCCCAAGTTGGATTTATTGTTTACCGATTCAAACCATACGTACTATAAATTTCAAGACGGAACTAATTTGCCTCTTATTCGGATGCTTCACGTTGACAAGATGATGGAACTTCGAGCTTGTGGAATCTCAGGTCAAGAAATTGATTTACTTATTGCCGCCTTTAAAAACGCACTTGCAAAAGGTGCGGCAGGGATAAGCGAAATGGGCTTTTTGATTACCGCGCTCGAGCAACGTCAATCAATGGTGTTGCACAAAGACATTCTTTTAAACATTGCCGCGTTCATGGTTATTCGTGATGATGAAGATCCTTCAATAGTAGATGCCAAAATACACCAATCTAAACTAGATGTATTTTTGACGAAAGCCGAAGGAGGGGCGAATGCTTACGATTTTTTTATAAGTGCGGCATTGAAGCCGCTATCGGACTCGGTAAATATGTCGAAGGACGAGTTCGTCGAGCTTTGGGAGAACAACTTGCAACAGATAAGGGCATTAAGAAAAGTGTTCAGTCAATTAGCGGAATCCTAGCAAAGATCGAGGATGATTTCAATTCTTTGATAATGCAAATAGTTGAAGGTGACTTAGTGCAATTTGAATTACTGATGAAAGGCGACGTAAAAACATATTTGATTAAATTTGAATCGTTTATTAAGGCTCACAAAATTAAAAAGTAATGGCGCAAAAACTTCAAATCGACGTTGAATTAGGTGTTTCAGGTTTTAATGCCTCGTTAAAAGATGCAACAGCCGCAACAACTAGCCTTAGTGATAGCGCGATTGTTTCAGCAAAGAAAGTTGAAGAAGCTTATCAAGAGGTCGGCAAAGCGCAAAAGGCAGCATTTGCAAGCAGTGAAACAAGCAAGGCTTTACAAGAACAAAACAAATCGGTTGCGGCATTAAAAGGACAATTGGGTTCTGCTTCTGAACAGTTTATTGAATTCGGGAAATCGGGAACTTTGTCACTTCTTGAAATAAAAAAGCAACTTGATATTGAAAGAAGGGATTTAAAAGGTTATCAAAATCAAATCAAAGAAACTGAAAAAACATTAAAAAGCCTAAACGACCAAAAATTAACAACAGCACCAGGAACTCAGTGGTTGACCGTAGAAGGAAATATTAAAAAAGCCACTAGGGAACTTGATAAATATAAAGCAAGTGCAAAGCAAACAGAAGATCAAATTGAATTATTAAAACAGTCAAATGAAAACGCTTCGTTTAATAAAGCCGCACAACAAGCGAATTCGGTAACTCAAAAGTTAACTGATTTAAGAAAAGAGCTGCGATTGCTTGAGTTGGCTGGCAAGTCAAACACAAAAGAGTTTAACAATTTAGCGGTCAGTGCAGCTAAATTGTCAAATTCCGTGCAAAATGCAAAGCAAGCCGTTGAAGTTCTATCTTCAGATACCTTTGTCTTTGATGCTGCAATTGATAGCGTTAACGCACTTGCAGGAGGCTTTGCGGTTGCTCAGGGTGCAGTTGGATTGTTTGCAGAAGATAACGAGGATTTACAACGTGCTATTGCAAAGACTAATTCTGCAATGGCTATCCTTAACGGACTGCAACAAGTTCAAGCGTTTGTAACTGGTCAAAGTGCTGGAAAGTTGGCAATATTAGGCGCAGCACAAGCATCATATAACTTTATAGTCGGTGCTTCAACGGGTTTGTTAAAGCTATTCAGAATTGCATTAGCAGCCACAGGAGTCGGCTTATTAGTCATTGCAATACTTTCTTTGTATGAAGCTTTCCAGTCAAATGAAGAAGCCTTAAAAAGAAACACGAAACTGTATGATGACCTAAATAATAGCACAACAGCTTTAAGAAATAACACGATTCAACTAAATAAATCACTTGTTGACTCCAACGAAGAGCTAGCAGTTGCATTAGGTAATTTAACACAAGCCGAAGCAGATAGAAGGCTTGCAACTCGAGAGGCATTTGAAGAAGGCTTGAAAGAAAACGGGCAAGCAATTATAAATATAAGCGATGCGATTCAAAACGAGAAGTTTTTAGCTGTTGAAATAATCAAAGCCAAAAGCGAAACTCTCGCAGCTAAAGCGGAATTAGACGCTAAAGATACCGCTAGGAACAGAGGATTTTACGCTAAAAAACTACAAGATGAAAAGGACTTAGAGCTTAAACTATCCAACCTAACCACTGCAAGAGTAAAACTACAAAGCGCGGTAAATGACAACATAAAAGCTCGTCGAAAAGCTTTGAGTAACGTCATCAAGCTTATTGATATTGGCGAAGCCAAATCGAACAAGGAAAAAAACGACAAAATATTAAAAGAGGAGCAAGCTGCCAACCTTAAAAGAAAGCAAGAATACCAAAGCTTTTTAACGGCAAACAAAATTTTGGAAAATGAATTTAACAGACAAAGACAAAAAGAAACGGCAGAAGCCTTTAAAAAAGAAGGAGGAATTCTTAGCATTACCAAGCGTACAGAACTAATCAATACACCTTTTTCGGAAATATTAACCATGCGAGCAACATTCCTTAAAAAAGAAGAAGCGATAGGGCAAGGAGGATTGCAAAACAGAATTCAGATAATTGACACAGAAAGAAGAGCCAAAATAGCAGCCATAGAAGAGGAG